GAAAACAGTTTGGTTCTTTCTGATTGCAGTAGTACTAACACCAACATCACTGATAGTGAATCTTGCAGTTGTTGCTGTAACCAATGAAGCTGTACAGGCCTTATACTTAATATGAAGACGACCTTGCTCTGCCCATTTGATTTGGTCAGAAACTGCAGGCATCTCAGCACCAACCATTCTCAAGAATGATGATATTGTACGGTTACCGTAACGTTCGAATTCTTTCTCGTAAGTATCAGGAAGATACTGATTCAAGAATTGGAAATCTTTGATGTAGTTTGTTTCCAAAGCTACGCGCTCAGCAGCGGGCTGAAGAGCGATTGGGGGAGTTGCGCTTAATGGCATGTTTTTAAATTTTTAATGTTTATAATTTTTTTGCGCTTCGAATTTTTAATCCCCTTCCGGAGTCAGGATTCAAAGCTTTAACCTGAATACCATCCGTACCTTTAGTTACCTCAGGTGCTCTGCGTTCAGACATATTAATGTTTTTTATCTTACGCGCAACATCGTCGGTAGCCTCTGCCATTCCTTGCTCGTAGAAGAACTTGGCAAATTTTTCCGGATTCATAGCGATCGCTAACGATTTATGATAACCAACTGCATCTTTAATTAAACCATTCTCATCCAAGAACTTCTGAATGAAGTTTGCGGGATTTGATTGATTCTTTTTAAGCTCAGTAGCATCACCGGGTGAGAAAACAATTTTACGATTATCAACATCAAACTCAAAACCTTTGAATTCTTTACTGAATATCTCGTCCGTTTTTTTGTCAAACCATTGACGCTTACGGTTATTTTCCTCCTCGACTGTTTTCGATTTGGCTACATATTGTTTGTAAAGCTCGAACTCTTCTTTTTCTTCATTAGAGATACCCGCCTGTCTTGACTCAAGTGGCGCTTTATATTTCTCTTTCTGCTCGTTGAAGAATTTCTTCGCTTCGGCAACAATTTTCTTTTTTGCAATCTTTACTTTCTTAACTGTTGACTCATCATCAAGGTCTTCATCGTAATGATAGTCAGACATTAAAACATCAATGTCCTCATCATCAAGACCTTCTTGAGTTGTCTTTAGATAAGATCTTAAAAGATTATCAGGATTCATGGAATCTACATCCTCCTTAAGTTTTAAGAAGTCTTCAAATCCACGTCCTGTTTCTTTTCGATACTTCATATAAGCAGCTACATCCTCAGGCATTTCTTCAGCCTGACTACGCTCAGCCATCAATTCATCAAATGAGTTGATTTGCTTATTGTATCTTTTTCCAATATATGAAAGAACGTCTTCTTCTTTTAGTTCAGGTACATCAATTGTTCTGTCACTACTTCCATCTCCTTCACCGTTTCCGGGTTCCGCTGCTACTGCAGCTGCTGCTGCTTCTGCTGCCGCTTGTTCGGCTTCATAGTTAGCAAGCACTGCTGCTTCTTTTTCAGCTACACCTTTTGTTTCTTCAGGTTCAACTAATTTTACTGATTTAAATTCCATTGTATTTAGATTTGATTTGTTGCAAATTTAAACAAAAATTTGATATTTTTTATCGAGGCTCAAATTCAGAGAATTCAAAGCCATCTAAGCTATCTTCATTTGATTCAAAATTAATTGGAGGAAGGTTGTTTTTTCTCTGCTCAATAAGCTTTGATTGCTGTGTGTTTTGAATACTGATCCGCTTATCCTTAGCTTTCTCTTTAGTATCCTCTCTGTCTCTCAATAACTGAGTGTTCATCATTCCAAGTTCTTTGTTGAATTGAAATTCTATCTGCATCAGTTGAGATTTAAGAGATGCCTCTTGCTTCATTCGCTCAATATCAAAAGCTATCTCAGCTTGCTTAACCTTGATCTTGGAATTGGTTTCCATATCAATTTTTTGCATGGCAACTTGACCGGCCAACTGCTGAGACTTAAGTTGCTGTTCAGATACAATAGCCTGCTTTTGCATGTTCATCTTTTCTTCTCTCTGTTCCTTCTTCACACGCTTCATTTTAAGAAGCTGATTAGCAAGTTTGATATTTCTTATCTCGCGAATATCAATAGCATCCTCAATATCGATATTACCGCGAGACAATGCCATTTGAATATTGGCCTCAAGTTGAGATTTCTGCTCCTCATCAGGAGATACCTCAATGAATATTCCGAAGTCGTATATGTAAAGATCTGATATCTCAGAAAGTATGGATACATTAAACCTTCCTATCTGATTAATAAACTCTTCTTTAAAGTCAGAGTATTCTAAAATATCAGCAACACGATATGTAATTGCTTCAGCTAATGACCTATAAATAAACAACCCTCCTTCAAGAATATGGCGTGTCGCTGTGTTTGAATTAAGAGCAGCAAGCTTCTGCAGTCCAACCAATGAATTAGGATCAGGAGTAGATCCGTCACGAGCTTCATTAAGACCTGTTACCGTTCTAATCATATCCATGTAATGGTTATAATTAGCGATAAGCATCTGAGTCTTTGAAGCTCCGGAGTTAGATGTCAACTGAGTGATGGGAACCCGAGCGTTATTAAACTCACCATCTTGAGTGTAGCTTCTTCCAATTACACTACCTGTTTGGAAGTACAATCTCAATGCATCCTCAGGATTGTATGCGGCTCCATTACCAAGATCAACTTCATTAAGTCCATCAGCATCAATGAATACACCATCAGGTACAACACGAGCAATAACCTGCTGAAGTTTCAAGTGAGTAATCTGAATCAAATCAGCAAATGGTATCATTCTTCTGACCAATGATTCAATAACACCCTTATACATTCTTGGGGCACAAGCTACATACATTGGTAAGGCATGCTGAGACGCTGACTTAGGGCGAACCATATTCTGAGCCATCTCCCATTTAAGGATGATGTTAGTACCCATAACCATGATTCCCTCGTACCAAACGTCAATTACCTTTTCAATCTTCTCGAAGTTTCCTTCCTCCATCATTTCAACAGGAGGATTGAAATTATCATCCTTCTCAATTACACGAACTCCGCCGTTATCAAGAATTTTCTTCTTGTAAACAATCTTCTTAGTTGTCTTATAATTGAAATAAAGAAGAGTACATGTATCTTTTGAGAACATGCTATTCTCATAAAATCTTGCGGTGTTGTAGTAGTCGTACCAACTCTGACTATACTGAGATATGTTTTGCAAATCCTCATTAGTCAATGATTGATCAATCTTATACAACTCTGTAATTGGAAGAGTCTTAATCTCACCCCAATAAAAACAATCTTTAAAATAAGGATCCTCTGTATAGCTATAGACTACGTTTGCGGGATCAACGTAAGATACTTTAACTCCTGATCCGGGAAGAAACTCATGCTTAGCTACAGAAATACCGAGAACTGTTGCATCATAATCAAGTCTCTTTCGAATATCTTGATAATGGTTCTCATCAAATATGGTATTAATAGCCTCCTCTTCCGCAATTTCAATAGCCGGCTTGTACTTAAGCTGCATATGCAATGACAACTCATCATCATTCTCAGGCAATTCATCAGGATCCATAATAAATGGATTTGCTCCCGTAGCTTTTTGAATGATCGTTAAACCTTCCTTGGACGCAGACTGAGCTTCAATTGTTTCTTGATACTGACTTCTTTTAGCTTGAGATAATGCATCTTGAGCGTAAGCTTTTACTTTGAAAAGTCTATCAGACATTCCATTGACAACTATATCTACAAACTTCGGGATAATGGGAACAGGTGTCCAATCTAAATTCAAATACGATAAATCACCATCTACAGATAATTCATTTTTGTATTTACCAACTGACTGCTCTCCACGAGCGTATAATCTCAAATTATGAAAGTCTCTCCACTGAGAATAGTACCTACAAGAATTAGTATCTTTTCTGAACCACTCGTATTGAATAGCTTGACCTACCTGAAGACCGAATTCTTTTGACGCTTTTTCAGCATCAGTAGCGAATTGGCTCGGGAAACTCGTGGCCATGACATTTATAATTACTTCTTTCATTGAATCAATTGGCTTATTGTTCCATCATTTTTATATCTTGCGAAGTTAATACTTATTTTCCTTTCTTTTTTCTCAGGCACATAAAGATGTTTTTGGTTAGCCATAATAGCTAATCCTGAACTTATAGATGCGTCAAACTTTGTACGATTATTTATATCGAACTTAGCCCAATCTTCTAATGTTCTTGTGAATAGCATACTTCCCATTTGATCAGGTTCTCTATATGATCCTGACTGATCCAATCCCACATGCTTCTCAATATAAGATTGAATAGCTGCAGCATGAGACTGCTTCACATCCTCAGAAGAGTTAGGTATACCTCCAAGTTCGCGCTCCGTATTAGATAGTTTATTGTATTGCTTATCAGGTCTATTTAAGCAGAAGCCTCTATACCCCCTGTTCTTGAAATGGTATAACAATCGAGGCTTATTATTCTCAGCTAAGATTGGCATGCCATAAAACACGCACGCCATCAATACTTCCTCAAAGAATATCTCAGCCGTCTGAGGACGAGCTACGTATTCTAAGAAGAATTCATTTACAGGAGCCTCGTCCATATGGAACTTTGTCATTCCATGTAAAGCTCCGTTAGAACCTCTGCCATCTACTACAGCTGAGATATCGTAAGAGTCACATCCAAAGGACCCGATATGCTCATTACCCGGACATTTTGTTCCATTTCTAAAATGAACGTTATTCTGAAGACCTTTGGTTGGTATCCATCCTACAAGAAATCTACCCCTGTTATCAGGAGTAAATATAACCTCGGTATCTTTTACTCCATCTTTCCAAGAGAATGATCCTCTTGTTACATGGCGCTCCATTATTAACGAGTCATTGTAGTCAATCTGCTGATAGATCTTGGTTAAGTTAAATAAAGCTTGCTTGCTCTCATCTCTGAAAGCGTGAGACTCTGTTCTTGGGAACTGACGATAGAATTCATTTAACGCATCAGGATCGTTTTTAAGCGACTCAACTTCAGCTTCCCAATAATCTACAGCCCCATTTGTTATCCATGTCATATCAACGCCTAAAACAGGTTCATCAGGTTTTCTAAACACGGGCTTTCCGTAAATATCTATAAAACCTTCCATATTCCATTCCATTGGAATGAAAAGCTTGTATAGACCTGACTTAGTTTGACCATTTGCATTTCTTGATGTACAATCTGAATCTTCGTACAAGTCCTTAAAGTTCTGACCACCTTTACTTAGTGCGTTTGAAGTAGATCCCATCATGCACTTGCCAATGATTTTGCTACCTAATCGTAGACATGTTTTAGTTACACGCCAATTCTCTTTGATGTTATTTGGTCTTATCCATTTACCACTCTCATCATGGACTAACAACTTAAGCTTTTCTCCATCATAAGAGTTGTCTTCAGTATTTTTCCAATCGATTGTTGTATCAAGACCTTTGATCACTTCCTGAGTAAAGTCAGACATGTTTTTCTTCGTAATCTTTGAAGCCGGAACGCGATACGCCAATTCAGTTTTCGGCTTATCCATTCCATCCATAATAGGTTTGAAGAAAAAAGGAAGGCGATTATTAATCGGAACGACCTTATCGGTAAACATTTTCTTAGCATCACCTCCTGTTTTTGATAGTATACCTATTCGAGAATCTCTTGCTAATGTACCTATATTGACACACTCAGAAGCTGACATGAAAGAGAAACCTGAACGACGGATCTTTAAGTACGTCATACCGAAGCATCTTGAATCGGCCTTGCATGCTTCCCAAAATATCCAATAAATTCTGTTTGCTTCACGGAAGTCGGGATATCCAACGTCAATACTTGACCACTGTAGATACATCCAATGAGCTCCTGTAATGTAGGTAGGCTCACCATTGTTCATGAACCAAAAGCCTTCATCCCTATAATCAAATTGGTTTTCAATATAATCAACCCACTTACTTTTAAAATCAGAGGCCATTTCATTCCATTGGAATATGGTTTGAATTTTAGATAATGCAGGAGGAATATCAAGTCTTTCCCAATATTGCTCCTCAGGGTTATTGTGCCTTCTATGGCAATCTTTTGGAGTAGGAGGTAACGCTATATTTAGACCTGATATATTGATGATATCGCCAATGACTCCTGACTTGGATATAACAACAAGGTCATACTCTGCATGGTATCCATAAGTCCAATTCTTTGCCGCGTTTCTTTTCCCCTTTACATGGTCTGTAATGTAATCATTTAGTACTCTATAGAGATTACCTTGATCTACGCTCTGCAAATCCTTGCTTCGATTCAACTTTGCTTTGGCCATTACTTTCTATTTCAAGAGATTCTCTTTCTAATTCTATCTTATTCAATATCTCGAATGCATCGAAGATAGCGATTCTTTTAGCAGCAGCCGCATTTTTTAATCTATCTGCTGCTAATTCAGATATCTCTCCTTCACTGTCTACATTCTTCTGAACAATCTTTTCTTCAGCAACCTCAATCAAATGTTGAACAGCTTTATACCCGGCGTCAATAATCCGGAGCTTTGTTTTCTTTACGTCATTTTTCATGATACCTCCTCTAAAAAAATAACTTGAACTAATCTTGATCCATCTCCTTCTCCAAAGTTTTCATAGATATTT